AGATAAATTATACTCTAACTCAAAAAAAATAAATCGTAAAAAACAAACAAAACTTTTAAATGATATAGCTAACTTAGAGTATTCAGGTAATTTAGAAAAGCAACGGCAAGGTTATGATGCTTTTAAATATGCAAAATTAAAATACAAAGATAAAAAATATTTTAAAAAAACTAAGTAGATGGAAACAGTCACAGAAAAAACAACTATAAAAAATGGTGGGAAACCCAAGGATGACCCACATATACAACTTATGAAACTAAGATTTTGGGCAAGGTTTCTTATATCGTTACTTGCCTTTGGTCTCTTTGGTTGGCTTGTGTTTACTATGGTGAACAAACCTGATGAACTAGCTCAATCAAGTAAAGACCTCATTAACTTAGCATTCGGTGCATTCTTACCGATCATCGGAATGTTAGGGAAACATTGGTTTGAAACAGCACATGACGAACCAGAACATAACCCAGAACCAACTAAACCGAAAGAAGAAGATGCTACCAGCGTTACTCCTTAATGTAGTCCAATCGTTAATTGTGGACAAAGCCCAGTCGTTAGCTAAAGAACACGTTGCTGACGCAATTGAAAGAAACCTGGATGAAGACCAGAAGAAGATGTTAGATGATGTTGTAGATATGATGCCTGACAACAAGTTTAAGACATTTAAGGAATTTATTGGATGAAACTAAGTAAAAACTTTAGTCTCAAAGAGCTTACCAAGTCTACTACAGCAGTTAGACATAACATTAACAATACTCCAGACCAGGAGCAACTCATTAACCTAGCGGTACTCGTGAATTGCGTGTTACAGCCAGTTAGAGATGCTCATGGTCGTGTTGATGTCAACTCTGGGTTGAGGGTACTTGAGCTTAACCGTAAGATCGGAAGTGGGGATTCAAGTCAGCACGTGCAAGGCATGGCGGCAGACATCGAGTGTCCTGCTATCAGTAACATGGAGTTAGCTGAGTGGATTCGGGATAACCTTGAGTTCGATCAGTTAATCTTAGAGTTCTACACACCTTCAGACCCTGCTTCTGGTTGGGTTCATGTGTCCTATAACAAAGAAGAAAATAGGAAACGTGTGTTAAGAGCAGTTAAAAATGACGGTAAAACAGTATATCAAGAGGGACTTACCTAATGGCTAAACCAAAGTCAAAAAAGATTTTACCTAAGACAACCACAGGTGAAATCATAGAAAGTTTTGGGCCTGGAGGTGGACCTAGAGGGATGTCTAGGAAAACTGGCTACAAGATAATGAATAAGTTTTTCAGAGATAACCCAAGTCAAAAACCAGGAGGTAAGAACCCTGCTAACTGGACAAGTAAGCCTCATAGCAAGAAAGCTATTAAAAACGACCCGACTAGAAATGACCCTAGTTGGAAAGAGTTTCATAGCACTTTAAGAGCTAGAAAAGAAAGGCTAAAGGCTACAAAAAAATGAAAGCCAAAAAAGAGATACTAGAGGAACTGCATGGTTCGGTAGCACTTGAGCTACTTCGCAGGATTAGAAGTGGTGAAGCACTCCCTGCTGACATAGCGAACTCCATAAAGTTCCTCAAGGATAACAATATAGAAGGACTAGCAACCGAAGGGTCACCTCTTGGCAATTTAGTCAATAGTATGCCCTTTCCAACTCGTGAAGAATTAAAGGAATTAAACTAATGAAACCTGGACTCTATGCAAATATCCACAAAAAACGTGCTCGTATCAAAGCTGGTAGTGGAGAGAAGATGAGGAAACCTGGGGAAAAAGGTGCCCCCACTAAAGAAAACTTTGAACGTGCGGCTAAAACTGCTAAATATAAAAAGAAGAAATAATGCCTTTATCTAAATATTCTAAAAAGCAAAAGAAACTTGCAGGTATTGCAGAACCTCGTGATAAAATTACAGGTGCTGATTTTAAGAAACTAAGAGCAAGAAAAAAGAAGTAATGGCTAAATCTCCTGCTTGGCAAAGGAAAGAAGGGAAAAATCCTTCGGGGGGTCTTAACGCTAAAGGCCGAAAGAGCTACAACAAAGCTACTGGTGGGAACTTAAAACCTCCTGCACCCAATCCTAAGTCCAAGGAGTCTAAAGGAAGAAAAAAGTCATTTTGTGCTAGGATGAAGGGCATGAAAGCCAAGTTGACTTCTAGCAAAACGGCACGTGACCCAGATTCACGTATTAATAAAGCATTAAGAAAATGGAAGTGTTAATATGCCTTCAGGACCAGGAACTTACGGTAGTAAGAAAGGTCGCCCACCTAAAAAGGGCAAAAAGAAGTGATCACGTATATGCCTATGAGGAGGGTGAGGCGTGATCCTCATCGTAAAAGGGTAACTTATAGTTATCGTGATCAAATTATTGATACCTATATTTACTTAGGATATTAAGTATATAGTAATTCATACAACGGACGTAGACGAATGGAAACGATAGTAGATGACCTAAGAGACTTCCGTAACTTTCTCTTTGTCGTGTGGTCCCATTTAAACCTTCCAGAGCCTACTTCTGTACAGTATGATATAGCCGATTATCTACAGTCGGATGAAAAACGTATTGTTATAGAGGCATTTCGTGGTGCAGGGAAATCTTACATTACCTCTGCTTACGCATGTCACCAATTATACCTCAATCCTGAAGTTAAAATACTCGTAGTATCTGCAAGTAAGATAAGAGCAGACGACTTCAGCACCTTTACCATGCGGCTTATTCAGGAGATGCCGCTTCTTCAACATCTCATTCCTAGAGACAACCAGCGTCAATCTAAGATTAGTTTTGACGTTGGTCCTGCCAAAGCATCTCACAGTCCCTCTGTGAAGTCTGCTGGTATTACTGGTCAGTTGGCTGGTAGCCGAGCAGACTTGATTATCGCAGATGACATAGAGATACCTAATAACTCCATGACACAAACTATGAGAGACAAGATCGCAGAAGCTGTTAAAGAGTTTGATGCTGTCTTGAAACCTGATGGTCGTGTAGTCTATCTAGGTACACCACAGACTGAAATGAGTTTGTATGAAGTATTACCTGAACGTGGATACAAAGTTAAAATATGGCCCGCTAGGTACCCAAAGGATACTATTAAGTACAATGGTAGATTAGCGGATACGTTAGTTAGACAGATAGACACTGATCCTACCATAGTCGGACAACCTACTGACCCACAACGCTTCGGAGACCATGATCTCTTAGAACGTGAGTTGTCCTATGGTAGATCAGGGTTTAGTCTACAGTTTATGCTAGACACGAGTTTAAGTGATGCCAATAGATACCCACTTAAACTTGAGGACTTGATTGTAATGGATGTGGATAGTGAAAAGGGACCAGAGAAGATTATTTGGGGAAGAGATAAAGATAAGATTGTTGACATTCCTAATGTCGGTCTTCCTGGTGACTTTTATTATAAGCCCTTGGATACTGTTGGAGATTACATTGATTACACGGGTTCTCTCCTGGCTATAGACCCTAGTGGTCGTGGTCAAGACGAGACAGCATACGCTGTAGTTAAGATGCTGAATGGTTATCTTTATGTCGTAGACTTTGGTGGCATAGAGGGTGGTTATGGAGAACGTGTACTGAAGACTATAAGCATGATCGCAAGGCAGCATAAGGTTAACTATGTACTTGTGGAGTCTAACTTCGGTGATGGCATGTTTACTGAATTGCTTAAACCTGTGTTGACTAAAGTGCACCCTGTGACGATAGAAGAAGTCAGACACAACATCCAGAAAGAGAAGAGGATTATTGATGTCTTAGAACCTGTTATGAATCAGCATAAGCTAGTGATTGACAGGAAAGCACTTGAGAAAGACTATAGTTCAGTACAACACTACCCACCAGAAAAGCAACCTAAGTACATGTTAGCCTACCAGATGACTAGGGTAACTAAAGAACGTGGGGCTTTAGTACATGATGACAGACTGGATGTGTTGTCTATGGCAGTAGCATACTGGGTAGAACAAATGTCTGCTGATGTAGATCGTGAGATGAAGACAAGGAAAGATGAGTTACTAGATAAGGAACTTGAGATATTCATGCAGAATGCCATTAGTGTAAATAAGTTTACTGAAGTAGAACCTAAGTGGTTTAGTATATAATTAGTATATAGTGTAGTGGTACTTACTATAGTATACTAATGTATGTATCTAATGTCCTGTTAGTCATATTTTGGTAAAAAAATATGAGACCATTAGCTATCGATAGAGATACGAATTACCCCCTTCGGGGGTACCTGGGGGTACT